ACTGCTGCAATAAATTCAGAAAAACTAGCAGTTGAGCAAAAGAGCAAATTTGGCAAAAAGCCGGATCTTCCGGATACAAGAACCAGCGATAAAATGGAAATTGATTATTTCAGATTTTATGAGAGCTTGTATCGAAAAGAAATCAATGATTGGTTATCCGCTCGCGAACAGCGTCACGATCCGTTTCACCCGGTAACGTATACCTTACAACAACTTTACAAGGATTCCATGCTCGACAATCACCTTCAGGGAGCTATCGAGAATCGGATCTTGCGAGTACTTAACAAAGAATTCGTTTTGAAAGATGCTGAAGGCAATATCGACCGAGTAAGATCTGCGCAAATACAAACACGGTGGTTTCGTCATATTCTTCGCCGGGCAATGGAAAGTAAGTTCTACGGATATAGCTTGATTTTTATTAACGACTTGCTGAGTAAGAATCGTCAGGTA